AAAGAAGGGTTATACAAAAAAAAAAAAAGAAACAGTCATATCTATTTAAATAATAATAATATTATTATATAGCTATTTGTAATAGGATATTTGATATGGGACGAATCAAAGAGTTTAAAGTTGGCAAAGCATTCACTTTAGGGTTGGATGAGATTACATTCTTAAAAGTAGAGTGTGAAAGGACAGGTAGTAAGGCTAGCTATCTGATAAATAAATGGATTAGGGAAAGAATGGCTCTACATGTAGAAGAAATCCGAAAGATAAAAGGTCCAGAAGCTTATTGTACAAAGTGTGCAGCATACAAAGAATATGATAATGTTGATGTACCGGTTTTAGGTCTTAGATGGTTATGTGAAACTTGTAGCGATGATAAGACAGAGTTAATCGATGGTATGATTAGAAGGAGTAAGTTCTAATGGATTGTTATAGATGCCAGGGAAAGATTCATAGTGGTAAAATCATGAAACATATGGTTTATGAACAACCTCTACTGAAAACTTATTACTACTGTAAACACTGTTTTAATGCTCTCAAGTTAAAGTAAACAGGTGTAGGACAAAGCAGCGAGAATGATACGGGTCGCTGCTTTCTCCGCTAAGACTAAAGTTGCTGAATCAATATACAGTATTGTACTACTCATCGAAAATCATAAACTGTCTATAATTTGTTAATGCTTGTTTAGCTGTATCTAATTTAACAGGTCTGAATTTACATTGCCAATTAACTGGTAGCGGTGATCCTAATAAATTATCTACTACAGCTAAGATTAAGTCCTGGGTAATAACAAATGTATCATTAACAATACTAACATTAGAAGGACCTAAAACATTAGAACTATTTGTTAGCATTGCAGTACCAATTAACCCTTCATGATTGAAATTAGGGTTAGATGGATCTTCTAGGGTCTTTGCTGCTGTTATAGTGGCTGAAAATTCTAGTGATACACCGCCTATATTAGTACTAGGAAAGATACTAAACTCTGTTAAAATAAATCCATAACCATCTTTATGCCCTCCAAAGTTCAATGTTTCAGTTAAGCCGCTAGCTGTTTGCCCTCTCATTACAAAGTCTTCTTTCATAGTATTTTCCTCATTAATAGCATCAATTTCCGCTTAAGTCCGCTTTTAGGTGGTTTTTTACCCTTTGTAACAGCTGACGCAGCCGCTACTACTGCCTTAAATGCGTTTTTTGGAGCATTGATTATGCCTTTTTTACCGTATGTCGTACTTGCCTTTACTGATTTCATCCCTTTAGAAACCATCGTATTAAATTTGCTTTTCGTTCTTTTGACTTTTTCCTCACCTAAAGCCTGGATATTGAATAATGCCATATCCAGTGATCGCCTGGTGTCTCTACCACTCTCTGCAGCTGCTGCCAGTAAATCTTGTCCTGGCTCTGTTTGCAAAGCGCCTAACCCCAGGGCGGTACCCGCTATGTATGGATTATATGCTAGGGGTAACGCGGACCTAGCTATACTAGCAGCGGGTACTGCAGCCACTCTTAACGCAGCAGGTAGTACTTTTTTGACTACTTGTACTGCTGCTTTACGACTAATTTTGTTTAATCGACCCCCAGTAAGGAAGTCTAAACCCTTGTCTAGTGCTAGAGCTGATACCATTATCTCGAGTTCACGTTTAGTGAACTGAGACGGTTTGTATCTAACCATTATTAATTAGCGGTGAGACTTACCAATAATTCTTGAATTCTTTGTAGAGATAGTTTCTCAGTGTGGACTTCGAATAGGAAACCAACATCTAATTCACCAGCCCAAGCGGACCCAGTAGCTATTCCGACATGGATTTGATTGGTTGGAATTATAAAACCGTGCATATATGTGGTCGGATTAAGGGCATCAGTCTGTACCATCATCGACATTACAGCGGTTGCACTGTTGGCTGCGTAAACATTAGATCGGGCAAATAGGGAATTGTTCTGCATTTCAATAAGAGAAGTTTGTACTTCTGAGGAACATTGGGCTCCCATTTGCTTTGAAACTGCTCCTGTACCGATATCTGCTGGTACAATTGGACCTTGTCCATTAGTAGAATAAGTAATATATGCATTATCAACAACCAGGACACGACCACGCGGTACATCGACGTACCCAGTTATGTCTATATTGGAGCTAACATAGTTAGTTCCATCGCTTTCTAAAGTTTCTCGTAAAAAGAATGTGTCGCCTTTTCCCATACTATACAACCTGAGGTTGTCAACTTAAAGTTTATGCTTAATATAATTATAATATAATAATAAAACTAAAAAAAGAAGGGTTATACAAAAAAAAAAAAAGAAACAGTCATATCTATT